AAAGACAAGCCACTGAAATCGGGCAAGCCGGTTGATGATGATAAGCTGCCAAATGTTGCTTCAGTAGCAACGGAAATTGATCTATGTGTGACTGTCATGTCAATCCTCCAAATAGAGTAAAGTAAAGGGTAAAATCAAAAGATAGCCAACTTGAGAAGGATCATTCTGGATCTCTTGCGAAGTGGCTTGACCTGGTATGAGTGAAGTTATTCCAGTATTTGAAAAATCATAGTCAGGTTGTTTCAAGGTGTCGATGAGCTTGCTTGAGTCTTCCGCTATCATTCTTTCAAGCAATCCACGATCTCCACCGATATCATATCTTATTCTCAACGATAGCTCAATTCTCTTTCTCCCACTGATGCCTGCTTGACCATCATCTTGAGCAAGAGTATTGAAAGCAATATCAAATAAGCGATTTTGATTTGATCTGCTTTCAAGCGATAGCGTGTTTCCTTGAGCGTCTTTGATGCAAACAAAATGATGGTAGATATCAGTTTTTGGATTGATAGACTCAATCCGATCAATGAGATGGTCTAGTGCTTCGTAAATCCCCATGTTATTCTCCAAGTAAATTCGCTTTGACGATTTCAATTAACTGATCAACTTCTTTTTTTGCAAGACCAATAAAGCCACGATCTTCATTAACAGCATAGCCATAATCTTGCACCGGTGGCAGAAGGCCAATCGTAAATTTATTATTGGTTGAATCAAGCACAACGAAGTTTTGTAACATCATTCCCGAGAGAGTTAAATCAACCGCCGCCGTTTGGCCTTCAATAGCATTTGATCTTTTTCTAGACTTCTCTTTATATTCAGCATAACCGCCAGGGAATAGCATGCTATTTGCCTTCTTTATCCCACCTTTAGGCTTTAATCGCTTATAGGTTGTTGACTTATAAGAAATGTAAATAGGCTTGTTTGAATATGCTCTAAACCTATTGAGATTATAATCTAAGCCTTTATAAATTCGTATCTTGATGATTGCCAGAATATCTTGAGCAATTGCCGTCATGACTGGCTTAGTTAAATTTAGCGATGGCAAGTTTAGGCTTAGAGTTGCTTTCATTTACCATCTCATATTTCTTGAAGGTATAAATTGAGCTTCATATTCCCCAATAACTCTACCGGCAAAATTCCCACGAATATCCTTACTGGCACTTACTCGCTGATTGTTTTCAGTTGTCTGAATGATACCATCAGTATTTAAATCTAAGCTGATTGTCTTCATAGATAGATCAGCCAATTCAATTCCTCTGGATCTCATCTTTTCACTTAAATCAATATTTCCATTAAGCTCATGTATCCTAGCAATCGCAAGATAAGCATGAGCTTGTAGCAAATCGTGTGAATTGTGTATGTCATCTTCATCAACATCCCTCGGTACAATTAAATCTCTTACATATAAAGCCAGCTCATCAAGTGATGATGATATTTGCTCATCAAAGCCGTTAGATCGTCTAGGTGCTAGATCGGCAACATGTGGGAAGATTGAGCACAATTTATTATGATCTAGGCCAGTATCAAAAGGCCTAGGCACAACTTTTAAACTTCCCTTTTCAACTCGGTTAATTGTTTGTGTGCCTTCACTTTGTACATACTCAACAGCATAAGCGATTGTTTGCTTAGATGCTGTGATGTTGGATGATGAGCAAGTATAAAGCCAGCTGGCGAATTGAATTGTCGAATTTGCATTAAAAGAAATATCTCTAGGAAGTGGATCAGCCAAGATCAACTGATTGCCGGCTATTCGCACAATCTTTATTGCAAAGAATGTATCTGCATCAGTCAATAAGAATGCATCACTTTGAAACGGTTTTAAAGCGGTTGCAGATGCTGATAAAGTGATCGCTCTTCTATCTCTATCCAAATCAGTAGCCACTAGATCAGATCGGCCTTGAGTCATAGCGCCGCCAACTGATCCACCTTCAAGATAGAATGCAATTGATGGAGTGCCACTTAATGGAGCTGGAGACTGCCAAATGAAATTGTGATTTTTGCCTTGTTGTGCTTTTCTCATGTTGTTATATCCTTTATCTCGCTATCTGAAACCACCGTTAAATTATTGACCTTTAGAAATCCCTTGCTCACTGGTGCCCAAGAGTGACGGCAATTATAACCGCCGCCGGATGTCAGTGGCGGACCACTTGAAGGTTGGCCGTTGTCAAGCTTGATGATCTGCTTTTTGGATAGCACTTTTCCAACAAGTTTGCGACAAAATGGTCTAGTGATGCCGTCTTTAGGTCCTACATAAATAAAATTCTCTAAGCCTGCTTCATCAGCATTTAAAGCATTGATTGACCGGCCAAATTCGGCGATCTTCGTTCTGGCTTGAGTTGTGCCTATACCAACTGATTTATCAAACGCCACTCTCATCTGATCAAGCACTGGCTTTGAGCTTCCCACGATGATTGCAGTTGTTGCCATGTTGCGAATTGCACTACTAAGAGAAGGCAAGATTTGAGCGTCAAAAACTTGTGATGAAGTTTGTTGCGCTATTGCCTGCACGATAGCCGGCGGAGCTGATCTAAATTCCGGATCAATTTCAATTGTTGCCTTATTGATCATCTCCACTATATCCACTTGAGACCGCTCAAAATATGTCAAAGCGTCTCCCATGCCACTTGAGATTAAAAATGATTTAAGCTCATCCGGTGACATGCTAACCAGCATTTGGCCTTGACCTTGCTGGATCATTTCAGCAACTGCACGATATAATCGATTTGTTGCTTTCTTCATTTCTTCTTCAAAAGTCTTAGCTGAATTCACCTCTTTGATCAGTGTATCCAATCTCATTTTAAGAAGAAGTTTCATTTGTGGATTGCGTTCATCAATCCACTGTTTCCTAAGATCCTCGATTGCTTGTTTATCTGCATCTCCCGCCTCTGCTAGGTGAGCCACACTATTGAAAAGACTAAAGCAATGAGTACAATACATAGGAATTTAATCAAACTTAGGCTAAGCAATCGGTAAGCAAGAAACCATAATTTTGAGCGATGATCTTGTCTTGATGTGTGTGTTCCATCCAAACAGTGCGCTTTGTCATAGCAAGATCATCATAAGCGCCGGAAGAATAGCCCTCATAAACGAAATTCAAGGCAGCTACTGGCATAACCTTAACCCCGTTTTTATTGGCAATTGCATCACTACCTTTCATGATACCCATGAAAACGCTGTCGTCTGTCCAAACTTGAGCTTCAGAAGAAGATAAGCCAGCGTTTGCTGTTTCTTTTCTAGCACTACCAACATGTACATTTGGAATGCCTAAGACTTCTTTGAGAACGGAGATAACCATATCATCCTTCATCAAACGGTTGCCAGCAGCAGTACCGGAAGGAGTAGCGCCAGCGGTGAAAAATCCACGCACTTCAGCATTGCGAGATAATGCTCTTAAAGCACCATAACCAAGCACCAAAGTGTCTGGCAAGATACCATGACTATTTGCACGAATAACATCGATCAAAGCGTGAAGATCGGTTAAAGGTTCAGCACCAGCTTGATTCCACTGTGTCCCATTTGATCCACTTGCTAAAGATGCGAGAGCAGATGTATAAGAGCCCCAATTTCCGGCGCCAAACAAGAGATTGGCTAAACGAGCTTCACGATTAAGCAACATAGATCTTTGTACTTTTTTGAAAGATCTTTGTTCTTCGTTGCCTGGATATTGTGAATACTTGATGTCTTCAAGGGCGATTTCATCGCTCAAAGAATAGATCTTTGTTGAGAAAGTTGTGCTTGAACGGTCAAAGTTGCCAATGCGTTGACGATCTGCACCAGGTGCTCTTTGTGCATCAACATCAGGAGAGCCCATGAAGTTGCGTGTTTCTTCGATCAAAAGAGTGCCTGTTGGGCCAATTGCTTTGACATCAACATTTTCAATAACTTGATCGGCGATCAGTTGTCCATCGCTAGGAATTGCTTCAATGGCAAGATTGCGAAGGATTTCATTGACTGGATGAATATTGCTATAAGATGGATTTGCCATTTATTTAGACTCCTAAAGATACATTGACGAGAATTTCGATTTCTTCATTTGCGCTTGCTGCGGTATTTGCAACATTTGGCAAGAAACGGCCTGCGATGATTTGAGTGCTACCGGCAGATCCGTCATAAGCATAGACTTTACCGGCAAGACCAGGCATCACAAAAAAGTCAGTTCCTGCAGTGATTGTACCACCGGCAACAACACGAGAAACACCGCTGATGCAAACATTGATTGCATCACCACTTGCGCCGGTAAGTTGAGCAACGCCAACGGGGATATCGGTGGCAGCGGTGCATGGGGTAACCTTGCCAGCATTATCAAGTTTGACAAGAGTCAAAGCGGTGACAGATGCAGATGCAATGAATGTTTTATAGATAGCATGATTATTAAGACTCATGATTTTATCCTTTGAAATGTTTGATGTAAGCGTCAGGTTGTTCAGATCTCATGACATTTAAGGCCTCTGAAAATGTGATGCCTTTTGTCTTTTTGATCTCATTTACTTGATCAATAAAGCTGATTTCTTGCGCAGTGCTGGCGTGTCCTTTTTCAGATAAATTGACGGCTTGATTTGCCTTTCTTTCGCTGAAAGATTGCCAGATAGCAGGAAATTTATCTTTGATATCGTAGGCTGATTCAACGGCGGAAATTTCACTAGGTGCGATTTTGCCAGTGTTAAGCAAGCCGTCAACAACAAGCTTTCTTTCAGCTTGATGCTTTTCAGCTTGTAAGGTCTTGATCTGTTCAGATAAAGAAGTGACTTGTGCATTTAGCTCGTTCATCAGTTTGGCTTGTGCCTTTTCAGATAAAGCGGTGGCTTCAGACATTTTCTTTTCATCTTCCATCATCTTTTTCTTGTCTAGGTTTTCACCGTCAAGTTTGATAGCGATTTCTTCACCATTATCACCGCTCATGCTGCCATCTTCTGGCGCTGAGAGTTGATCATTTTCGGATTTCAAGCCTTCAATTTGAGCTTCTAGCTGTTTGACAAGTTGATCTTTTTCTAGCACCAAAGTGGCAAGCTGATCAACTGTCATGGCTTTTAATTCTTCTGGATTCATGTTTGATTTCTCCATGAGTAAAACACGACTGATTTTATTTTTAGATTGTGCTGGTCTAGCGGTCAAAGTCACAGCTTGAAGTTGAGCAAAACCAATCGGCTTCGGATCGCCTTCTCTTGCAAAGACT